ATCTTTAAATAAAGGGTCATTTTGTAAATGAGTGACGTCATTTGCATCTTCATAGCCTAGCATTAACATTTACGCACGTTGCTTTAACTGATGTTCTCTGCTATAAGTAATATATTTGGGGTTACGATGATCAGGTAATAATTTACCAAAATCAGACAATAGTTTATTATCGCGTTCTAATTTTTCAAGAAGAATCAAAGATCCATCTGAACTTATTTCTGTGGCTGAAAAATCAACCGAAACAGATTGATTTCTTCGATAAAATAATGTACTTTTAGTGCTCAAATCTGGGTGTTTTTAAAAAGTGAAATATTTGTTTTTAAGCACTTAAATATAACACTTTACACTCAGATATTTTGAATTTTAATGAATTATTCGGGTTAAAACAAGCCTTTATTTGGAAAGCTAATAGCAATATGTCACACGTAGAAATCGCAAATAAGCTTCAGAAAAAGGGCTTGAATATTAGCGATAAGAAACTAAGTGATTTATTCAGAAATCCATTCTATTGCGGACTAATAGTCAACAGTCTTATTCCTGGGGAAATTATTGAAGGACTTCATCCGCCATTAGTATCTCGAGAAATTTTCTTGAAAATTCATAACCTATTAAACGCAGGAGCAGAAACTAGAAAATACTCTTTTGATGATGAGAATTTACCATTAAAGACCTTCCTTAAATCAACAGCTTGTGATACACCTTATACAGGATTCATCGGTAAGAAAAAAGGTCTATACTATTACAAAAACAGACGCAAGGGAAGCAAGGAAAACAGAAGCGCAAAAAAGCTGCATCAAGAGTTTTTAGACTTGTTAAATACTTACACTTTAAAAGATAAAAAATATGTCGCGCCACTTAAGGAAATCATTTATGATACTTTCGTAAAAATGAACGAAGAAGGCATCAAAGAATCTGAAAGACTAAGTAAAGAAATTACAGCAGTAGAAAACAAGCTAGACCGACTAGAAGAGCGTTACGTATTTGAGGAGATAAATAGGTCACAATACGATAAGTTTAAAGCAAAACTATCTGCTGAAATCAAAGAAAAAAAAGATAATTTATCGTCTCACAGCTTTGATAGTTCAAACCTTAAAAAGTCCATTAATCTAGCACTCAAATATGCGCTTAACCTCCCGTTATTATGGAGTTCTGGGAATATTGAAACAAAGAGAGCAGTTCAGTATATGCTGTTTCCAGACGGTTTAGGGTATGACTTCAAAAACAAGCGAGTTCAAACTTTTAGAGTCAATTCAATTTTTACTCAAATCGCCTGTTTATCAGACAAGTTAGGAGCAAATAAAAACGAGAACTTTCAAAATAATATTGAAAATTCCCGTTTAGTGACCTCGGCAGAATTACACCACAAGACGTAACTTATTAGTTTTTAGTATAGTATTTTAATCCTTGTGTCATCATTGTGTCAAACATTATTCTATTTGATTCAATAATTCCAGCATTTTTTTCTTTAAGACTGCATTATTTAATGCAGGATCATATTTTTCAGGCGGTACTGCAATCTCTAATTTTTTTAAAACTTCATGAGGTTTAAGCAACCAGTTCAAATCAACATCTGGAAATTGTTCAACTAGATGTTCTATATCCTTTTGATTATACCCACGCCTATTGGTTGCTAAATGACCTATGGCCATTCTTTTAGTGCCAATACGGTCGGCATATTCTTGTTGCGTAATGCCTTCTTTCTTTAAAACCGCTTTTAATTTCTCTCCAAAAGTTATCATAGGTATGGTATTTAATTTATAATTGATACAAATAAGTATCATTACTTGCATAAGAAACAAATACGTATCATCTTTGCTACCATGATACACGATAATACAAATTGATACATGGCAAACTTAAATAATTTTTGCGAGTTCTACGATATGCGTTTACACAAAGAGCAGGAGGATGATATTCTCGCTCAAGATATAGATGCTCTTTTAAATGATTTTCTTCCCCGCACTTATGTAGACGAAGTCTTAAAAATTGCAGAAAAAAAAGGTCTGGATGATAACTATTCACCAGCCTATATAAGACACGTGCGATCTGGTCGCACCAAGGATGCAAACGTCTTTATGTGCATCCTAGAAGTAGCAGGTAAGTACCAGCAGGCAATGAAAAAGCTTAAGTCTACTATAGAAAAAGTAACAGTTTAATCAATTAATTATGGAACAATTTAAAAACACTGGCGTGTATCCCGGCATGGTTTGCGCTAACACCGAGATCTTCAATCACGGCTCAAAACTACTAGCCATTCATGGCGGTAAAACTATTGATTTTGACGATCTACCTATAGAGATCTTTAACAGGATCAACCAGGTTCTTTATACTGATATTGCTGCTCTACAGCAATTAAAAGAATGGTTTCCTAACGATCCCAAATCGCAAATTAAAAAATTTGCTTCATGCCGTTTTGGTGGGCTAGATCACACTCCAGATTTTGGCGAGGACCAGCAATGTGGCGAGTACTGGGAATGTCCTAATCGTGGCAACTGTGCTGGCGAGGGGGTCGTTTGTAAACTACCTGTCTACAACAGCAAGCGCCTTTCTTATAAGGACATCAAATTGATCAAATTACTTACTACGGTATCAACAAACGAGGTCATTGCTATAGAATTAAGCATGCCACTAGGCTCTTTTCACTTGGCCAAAAAACGCCTATATGAAAAACTAGGGGTCATGACCAAACAAGAAATTACACGGGTAGCGGTTGCCCTTAACATCATTCAACCGCACATCATCTATTAATCATGGGCGGCCATCACCGCCCTTTATCTCAAAAGACTATGGACATAAATAAAGATATTACTACTACTACCTCCGATGCTATTATGTTTTTCGACGCATTGCAATTATTAAGTAAAAAAATATTAAAAGCACAGCTAGAAAAGATTGAGTCTTTAAATATCAATGATTATGAAGACACCGCTGCTAGAGCTACCCTATTCAGCAATCTTAAAGTGCAACGCAATCGCGTTATCGCAAAACTCAATGAATTATAATAATACAGATGGCTGTTTCGCTTTCGCGAAAGCGAACTAAAAAATACATTACATGGCATATATAGACAAAGAATTTATTGAAAAAGTAGTAGATCAAAGCGACCTGCTTGCGGTGATCAAGGACTTTATCCCTCTTAAAAAACAAGGCGCCAGCTGGGTAGGCCTATCGCCATTAAGTAATGAAAAGTCTGGTTCTTTTATCGTTTCTCCATCTAAAGGTATTTGGAAATGCTTTTCATCTGGTACTGGTGGTAATAGTGCCATCAGCTTTTTAATGAAGGTGCAGCATAAATCTTATCCCGAAGCTATTGAATACCTTTCGCAAAAGTTAAATCTATCTGTTCAATATAGCGATAGCAAACAAGCAGCTGTGTATGCTGAACGTAAAGAAAAAGAACTGCAGTTATTACCAGTTCTTAAAGCTAGTGCAAGGGTTTATCATGAATTATTACAGGATAAAAGCAGTACTGCTGCGCATGCCGAGCTTAAAAAAAGAGGCTATGATCAAGAGGTGGCAGATACCTATCAAATAGGTTTTGCACCGGGCAATCAATTCCTTTATAAAAAGCTGAGTGAATCTGGCAGGGTGTCTGAAGGTGTGCAATTGCACCTTATTAATGAAAAGAACCAGGATAGGTATTGGAATAGAGTGATCTATCCTATACACGATGCAAGCGGCGAGATCATCGGTCTAGCGGGTAGAGATACCACTGGCGATAGTAAAGCTGCAAAATGGATCAACAGTTCTGAAACATTGTTGTATGACAAATCTAAGGTTTGGTATGCCTTGCACCTGGCAAAAAACAGCATCAGTAAACTAGACAATGCCTTTGTTGTAGAGGGTTATAATGATGTGATCAGCTTTCGCGAAAGCGGAATACCCAACACCATTTCCCCTTGTGGTACTGCCATAAGTAGTCAACAGGCAAAGATTTTAAAGCGTTTTTGTAAAAAGGTAACGCTTGCACTAGATGGCGACAGTGCTGGGATAAAGGCAGCGATAAGAAACATACCTATTTTTTTAAACGAGGGTTTTTCGGTTTGCGTGGTGCCTTTTCCAGACAGTGTAGATCCTGATGATCTTACCCGCATTATAGGTAATGGCCTGTGCAATATCGCTCTTAAAAAACAATACAAAAACGTAAAGGATTTTCTTGATGTAAACGAGATCGACGGCTTTAAGGTGTTGATAGATCACCACCTTACTGGTAACGAGATCGAGAAAGCTGCAGGGGCTAAAAAACTAGCAGCCATTATTGCAGATATTGATGAAGATTTTATTTCAGAAACCTATACCCTATGGGTGGTTAAAGAATCGTCCATCACGGCAACCATTCTTAAAAAATGGATATACGAGGCAAAGCTTGCCAAAATTCAAGATAATTTTGAATATATAGGCAAGTATCAATTTCCAGATGGTGTAGATGAAACTAAAGAACTAGTTGAAATAGCCGACCGCTACCAGATCATACAGGCAAAAAACCAAATCTATGTGCGCACTGGTGAGGAAGAGCCGTATAAATTTAGATCTATATCTAATTTTTCTATAGAGATCATACAACACATGGTAGACGAGAAATTCCCTACCAAATTATTGCGCATCGTCAATGTGCTTAATAAAGAGGTGATTTTTGATGTGCCCAGCGATGCGGTGAACACACCTCAAAACTTTGATAATGTAGTTACGCAGCAGGGAAACTACTTTTTTAAAGGTAATCGTGGCGATCTTAATAAACTGCGTGCCTACCTATTTGATAAAATGGGTAGTGGCCGCAAGATCGATGTTCTGGGCTGGCAGTCTGAAGGATTTTGGGTATGGAACAATCGAGTGGTTATTCCTGGACAGGATGCTTTTAATATAGAGAGCAACGGTGTTTTTAAATTTAAAAATACCAGCTACTACATTCCTAGTGCAAACGAGGTGTATAAAAATAACCCGTACAAGTTCACGCCGCAAAAAAGATTTGTAGCACACACAACCGACATGAGCTTTCTTAATTACACATCGCTTATGGTAAAAGTACATAGAGAGCATGCCATACCATCGCTTATGTTTACTGTGGCCAGTTTTTATATTGATCTTATAGTACAATCTACTGGTGGTAATTTCCCGCTACTATTTTTCTATGGTCCTGCATCGACCGGTAAGGACATGCTGGCCGAGTGTTGTCAATCCTTTTTTGGAAAGCCACAAAATGCAATCAATCTAGAGGGTGGTAATTCCACCTTTACAGCACAAATTAGGAAGACGGCACAGTTTGCAAACTGCATTACGCACCTATCAGAATATAAGCGTGGTGATCAAAAACTAGATGGTACTTTAAAAGGATTTTGGGACCGTCGCGGTAAAGAGATCGGGAATATTGAATCTAGAGTGGCGACAGACGAGACGCCTGTGCTGTCTAGTATTTTACTTACTGGCAATGAATATCCAGAGAGTGATGCATTGATCACAAGGTTGATCTGGAATGAAATGACTAAATCAACCTTTACTGCCCAGGAAGATAAAGACTATCAAGAACTGGCAGATATGAATCACAAGGGCGTGAGTGGTTTTAGTGATGCCTTCATTTCCCTGCGACCCTTAATTAAAGAACACTTTAAGAAGAATCTACGCACATTTAAAGAGACTTTAAAACAACGAGTGGTTGACGTTAATGGTCGTATGGTAGGAAATATGAGCGTTTTGGGCGGTGTTTTCTTAACGCTTAATGATGTAGTGAAATTTCCTTTTACTCTAGATGAGTTGTTATCAAACTTTGAAAAAATACTAATCAATCAAGAGCGCAAGCGCAATGCAAATAGCTTGATCAACCGCTGGTGGGATTGTTTTTTACAATCAATGCGTGGCCAGCGCAACGATCAGTTGCGGGTGCATGAAGATTTTACGGTAGAGGGTGAAAGCATCTTTTTCAATTTTACAAATGCTTACTCGCGTGTGCAACGCCAGTGGTTCTTGCAGTACAAGAATTTGGCGCCTGGTAAAATGACCATGCTTACCGAGCTGCGCAAGAGCCAGGCATATATCAATGATCATACTAGCAAGCGCATGGACAGCGGTCGCAATGCGATTAATACGAGTGCGATAGAATTAAACTTGGGTGTGATCGATGTTGGCCAAGAAATAATGAACCAGTTGCAGTTTCAGCTTAGCGAATCAGGAGCTAATGGCACAGGTAATTTATTTGGTTCCTTCCCTGCAACCCAACCGAATTCACCAAATGATAGAGACAAAGGCGAAAAATCTGGAAGAAATGACGATGAATTGCCTTTTTAAAAAAAATATGTGTAGAAAAAATCTGAAACGTCCAAAAAACTTTCCACACTTCCACACATAGGTTAATTAATTAAAAATGAAATAATTAAGTGTGTAGAAAGCGTGCGGAATGTGTTGGAAGGTGTGGAAAGTGTTTTTAGTTTCCAACACAATCCACACCGATTAAGACCTAAAGTATTGAAAATGTGAGGTGTGGATGTGTGGAAAGTGAAAAGCCAAAATGACTAAAATAAATTGACTATGAATTTTTTAAAACCAGATTACAGTAAAGAAGAGCTGGAGCAGATCTTTAAAACCTGCAAGACCAATATGCAGGTGGTAGAACTTACAAAGCGCATAAAGTATGATATACTAGACTGTTTGCGCTTGCAAGTTGCCCTCACTTTTAATGATGTTAAACAGGCGGCCCTGCATGCCATTGATCAATTAGATACCCATGAAAACTAAAATCACACTACACCAGGCAACCATCGACATGTTGCACAATAGGTACACGCTTCATTATGGCATGCCCTATTTTATTATAAAAAATGGACAGGTACAACTGCCTAAGATCTTAACGCCTAGAACCGATGTGGTAGAGCTGTATGTAAAGTGTGAGCTCAATATGATATGGCTGTACAAATACAACATACCAGGTATAGATTATGAAATATCCTTAAGACTCGCCACCAGGGATGATATGGCATATACCAAAAAACATATCCGGGACGACTGCATTTATTATATAGATGGCGACATACCCAGGCATCTACAACCGCACACCAATATGCACGAAATAGCCGATTTTTTAAAACAAGATCGCATTTATGTACAGCAAGGACCAGGAATCATCAGTAATAATTTTAATAATAATCTCGCTTTCGCAAAAGCGCAAATACCACAAGCATCATGATAACAATAAAAATTTCAGACGACGAGCGCAGTGCCACAGTAAATGGCAAGAATGTATTTCAAGACAGTTGCGGCAACTGGCTTGCAAGCGGTGAACTGCTCACAGATCAAGAAAAGCAAACCTTTTTTAACCATTTGCGCCCACGTACTACGGTGCAGCATAAAATAAAACCATCGCTTTCTTTTTGTAAAATTAAAAGATCCTTGCCATGAAGTCGCCCACGCCCAACAGCTGGCAACATGCACAAGAGCATAGAGCACAAGCAATAGAGGCCTTGCGCAAGGCAAAGCAGCTAGAACTAGAACAATCAGATAAAAAGAAAAAACAATCCCTAAAATAAAAAGATCATGAATCAAAATTTAATAATAGACGCCATAGTAGTCATAATGCTTATTGCATTTGTGATCTACTTTCATACAGTGATGATGCCATCACTTAAAGAAATAAATGAAAGCTTAAAAAGAGAGCGCGCTGCGCTAGAAAAAGAGCTGCAAGATAAACAGTGCAATATTCACAATTCCATACTTTTTAATTCAACGTATATTCTAGATGAAAATGCAGAACACAGGTACCTGGAATATATTAATGCTATACAAGAAATAGAGGCAGATGACTGGTTAAAAGAGCGAGAGATCAATGCAGCAAAGTTTATGCTTTCTTTTAATCGCATACTAATGAATAAACAATAAATCAATGCCAGTTAAAATCCAAAAGCAGCAGTACATGTTTATTCATTCCTGGAGTAAAAGGAATTTAAATAAACTAGAGACAGAAATTTGTTTTTACCTGCAACGAGAGGACCGTCGCATGATGAAAAATAAACAAGAACTATCCAGATGGTTAGAAGCAGTAAAACGCCAGGCAAGAAGCCTTAACTATGTACATAACCGCTGTAAACCACTAGAAGTAATAGAGCAAAAATACAGCGACACAAGAATCGTTTATCGCCTATCGGCACATGTATCTATAACTATCTATAAAAGTAAAATATAATGAAAAGCATAAGCGTAGTGCGACTTTGAAAAAATAATTTTGAATTAAACGATAAACTAATAATTAAAAATATGAGAACAATACAAGATGTTAAAATAGGCGAAAAAGTAGAAAGCGGTAGAAACGGTAAAGGAATGGTTACAAACAAAACCAAGCGAACGATAACAGTAACGTTTGAAAATGGTAATACAGTTAAAAACACATACAGACATAATGACGACTATTTTTATGGCTCTGATTTTTAATTGTGCCTAACTAACTATAATCTAAAACTCACCCTACATGATATTAAAATACTCAATTATCGTCTTTGTTACCCAGCTTATATTTATTGGGTGTAGAACTTGGAATGTCAAAGCAATAGCAAAACATGACATTACACAAGTTTTAATAAGTGGCACTTTTGTGCATTTAGCTTGGCTTGTTTCTATTGCTATTGGTGCAGTTTCAATGCACGAAATAATCACAAAATTTGAATGGTCCTATTTGCCTATCATCGCCTGCTCTCTATCTGGCGGTTTGATTGGTAGCTACCTTTCTATGAAAAGCAAGCGTTTCTAAAAACTTACACACCCCACATCACCCACACCAATAAATTAAATCCCCGCAATAGCGGGGATTTGTTATTTATAAAAACCGTTGTAACATAATACTTTGCAACTGCAAGGCACTTCTTTTTTGATTAACAGTATTTGCGATCAGTTGATCTATGGCTGCTAGGGATTTTATGGTTGTGGTAAATCTTTTGTTGTGCTGGTGTGTTTTAGCCAGACCTGCAGCAATGACGTCGTCGCATTCAGCTTTTTTAATAAATGGTATGACACTCCCTCGCATGATTTTAAAGTAAGCATTATTGCGATAAAGCATCTCACAAGTCCACCACATATGCTCTAGATCTTTTTTATTTTCACATACCAGGGTAAAACAATTTGATATAGGTATCATTCCATCACCACTGCGCACCTCTTAAAATTTTACCCTTATGTAATAAAATGATAAAATGTATCTTTGTGAATATTTGATACTTATATGTATCTTTGAATTATGGAAATTTCATCACTCCTTGCTGGATTAACTACCATTTGCGGTATTGCTATAGATGCGACCGCCGTTGCTGTGCCTGCTAGCGATGATAGTCAACAGGGCTTTTACGATAGTCGCATGCTAGATGGCATTAGACAGACTTCTTATTTTGGTAGATCTTCTGTACGCTTTCGCGAAAGCAAAAAAAGAACTACTGCAGGAAACTTTTACGAGCAAGAGTGCATTATACAATTTCCTAATTACGATAGCCAAGCAATTGCTAGAATTAAAGAATACGAGCGTGCCAAATTTGTATATATAAAAAACAGTAATGGTAAAGAGCTACTTATGGGCCGCAACGATCACCGTCAAAACCGCAAACCTTTATGTGATGTTCAGCGTGATGAGCACATGACCATTATTACCTATACCTGTCAAAGCATTGCCCCTATTGGTTATAATGATGCACATCTTAACCTAGGCCTACCACATGAGCTACCTATATTTTTATTTAATTAGACATGAGTACGATATTTGATTTTGACGATAAAGAAGACCTACCATCTAGAGTAAAAGCACTCCAGGGCGTTCCAGAAAAGTACTGGATACCTGCCGAACATTGGAATCTAGTAGTAAGAGCTTTAAGAGGTTTTATACAGGCAGGCGTTCCTGGTGGGGTAGAGGATTTATATAAAGGCAGATACGCTAATCTCAATGCAGTAGAACTAGCCCATCCCACACCTACTGATGGTGCTTATGCCTATACCACTAGCAATAGCCAGGTGATTGTTTTTATCGCACTAGACACCCAGTGGAATGAAATTGACTTAACCCCCACTATAGAAGGATTTGACACAGTAGATGATATTACCGCCAGAAACAACATTCCTACTGCCAAAAGAAAAATAGGCATGCGCAGGCGGGTAGTAAGCGAGGGAAAAGATTACCAGCTAGTAAATGGTATTCAAAACACTGATTGGGTTGAATTTGTTTACGGCCTCCCTGCATCACCTTTACCGCCATACGCAAATATTGCTGCAATGCTCGCAGACCAAATAAATCAAATAGAAGGCTATGTGTATATAGCAGGTACAAAGGCTTATGTTAAGTTAGCTGCAAGTACTGCTAGTATTAGTGATTACTTTTTAGTTAGTGCAGGTAAATTTGTCGATGGTACTAACCCCCTAGATGCGGTTTATTTAGATGGCAGTGTGGGAATAGGAACTAATACACCTATGAATGGTTTGGTAGATAGCGCATCTCTTCCTATTAAAGGAATAGAGATAACAAGTGATAATGCAGGTAATAACGTGCCTTTTTTAGTCTTTGATAGTCCAGGTTTAGGTTCTGCACCGAAACAATTGCAAGTAGGAATAGATAGTGCGGATGGTTCGAAAATATTAGATTTGGGTGGGGGAATAGTATTTGAAACTGCTAGTATTAATATTAAAAGCGTTAACGGTACTTTTCATACATTTATAGGAACTAACGGGATACATTCAAGCAGGGATTTACATATATATGATGTTTTTACTACAATAGATCCAAGCGCAAAATTTGAAATAAGTAGCACTACAAAAGGCTCTATTCCATTCCCTAGAATGACAGAAGCTCAAAGACTGGCAATACCCTCTCCAGCAACAGGACTACACGTTTATCAACTTGATGGGGTTTCTGGGGTTTACGTTTATGATGGAGCTTGGTATTTAAGTGGTACTAGAATACCGAGATTGAGGTCTACTCTTTTTAGCACGAATCTTACTATAAATTCAAGTTCTCATGGGTTGAGCTATTATGCTACTACTAACAACGTTCTAAACCTTACTCTAAGTAATTTAAACGTAGCTGGTATGTTATGTTCTGTAAATTCTTATGGAGAAAATGAATATCCTATAAATTTTGACTCTGCTACTGTAGATGTTTTAGGTTATGACCCTGCAAACGGTACTTTAAAATTACAAAGGAGTTTAGTTACAAATGGTTTTACAGGAATAAGTATAGAATGTTTAGGGGTTGTAAATTCTAAAGTCACCTATAAAGTTTATGGAAACGTAAAACAAAGTATATGATACACGCAGGTAATTTTAGCGTAATTAGAGACCCATTTACTTTCATAGTAAATAGTAATAATACTGGAACTAGTAATTCTAACCAGTTTACTATTCCTGTAAATAGTGGTAGCAATTATAACATAAAAACTTCTGATGGTTATGAAGCTAATAGTTTAACAGGTAACCACACTATAACATTCCCCAGTGGAGCAGGCATACATACTGTTGAAATTTCGGGAAGATTTACAGGGTTTTATTTTTTTAATGGTGGGGATAAATTGAAGCTTACAAATATAACTAAGTGGGGAATTTATGGTGTTGGAAGCACAGGTCAAAATGTTGCATTTACTGGTTGTTCAAATATGATAATTACAGCAACTGATCCTACTCAATTTAGAGGTATTACTCAAATGCCCTCTATGTTTAATGGTACTTCATTAGTAACTCAAATACCTTATATAGATGTTAGCAATGCTACAGTTTCTTCTGCATTCAATGCATTTTGCGTAAATAGTGGTTTGACAACTTTTTTACCTAATTACTTTGATAATTGCCCAGCAACTGACTTTAGTAATTCATTTAGAAACAATAAGATAGACGTTCAAGGAGTAGATAACATACTAACATCAATTAATACTGCTAGGTTAGCAGGAGTTCAAATTTCAGGAAGAGATAAGATAATAGGTCTAAGCTTAGGGACAAATGCAACACCTAGTGCAGCAGGAAAATTGATTGTAGATGCACTAAGAGCAGATGGATGGACAGTAGAATTAAATGGCTATTAAATAAAAAATTATGGAAGCAATAATAAAAAGTACCGTATTACTCCCTTATGATAGTGAGGATGGAAGTACCGCAATCATAAATGTAGAAGTTACTGACATGCACTTTGAGATAAAAAAGGGTCGTTTTGTAGCTTCTTTAGAACATTATTACTGGGTTGGTACAGGGGAGAATGCCCAAAAGGTAACTATAAAACAAAGAAACTCACCATATTTAAACGTTGAGATAGCATCATTATTTAGGTACCTTAATAACGACATTTTAGTAAACGATAATTTTCCAGACGAGTTTACCTCATTAATAGCACAATCCTTATTATTTGAATTTCAGATGATAACTTATGCAGATGGTTTATGCGCTTATAGATCGCAGCCACAAGATTGGGTGATAAACACTGATCCAGACCCCGTAAATATTAACGATTAAATTAAATAAAAATGAAAAAAGTAACAACAATGATTACAATGCTGCTTATCATAGCATCATTAACCGCAAATGCACAATGGTTCAAAAAGAAAGAAAAGGTTGACAAATTTGCGCCAAAAGTAGATACTCTTTATCGTGTGCCTGTACCCCAAAAATTACCAGTATGGTATGTGACAGAATACCGTTATAACATGGGAACCTTTACTGCAAAAGAAACATTATACTTTGAGCAAAAAGACATCAACAAAGAAAAGTTTAATGAAACAAAAGGATTGTACGACTATCTAGTAATAGAGAAAAAATACAAAAATTTAAACTTTTACTACCAACTTCTCAAAGAAAAGCAAGAGCAAGAAAAAGAGCAAGTAATAAAAGAAGATGAAGCTATTAAAAAGAGAACAATTGAACAATTAAAAAACTTAAAACAATGAGAACATTCTACCAAAAATTAGGCGATGACGACAAAATCCTGCATCAAGTAGGTGGTGCGGCTTTATTCATTATCACTTTTATTGCAGCAACTTTTTTATTTGCTGGCGATGGTGTTTACACAAATTTTAGTGGTTTTTTATTTTCTTTCGTAGTTACATTTATGGTAGCTTGTGGATGGGAAATAGTAAGATCATTTACTATGGAAAACAATTTTTTTGATTGGCAAGATGTATGGGCTACTATGCTAGGTGCTATATATGGTGCTATTGCAGTTGGATTTTATTTATTATTTTCATAATAAAAAAATCATGGGAATCATTAGCATACTTAAAAGCGTAAGCATAGGCAGTTTTACAAATAAAAAAGCCTGGAAAAAACAACCTTTTGCGCTATTAGAAAAAGATCATAAAACACTTATGGCGCACAAGTTTATTCTTGTAGAACATATGATTCACAATGTGGATAGTTCTATGATCAGCACTTTTAAGAATGCTTTTGATTTTTTCATGATAGAGCCCGAAAAGTATGACGGCGCCAGTGGTGATGTAGAACTTTATAAGATAGGCGACTATCGTTATGACATTGCTGCTATAATACATGACTATTTAGACGCGATCAATTTTACCCATTCTTTTGATAATTTGATCAAGGCAGATCTAACAATGGCCAAAGTGATGAAACAACTCGGTGACCCAAGTATTCATTATGACAAGAGAGTAGGCTTATTAGCTATAATAAGACCATTGCGATTTGCGATTTCGTTTAAGCGCAGGAGAAAATTACCGCCTACTAATAAAGATTTGGAAGACAGGATCACGGTTTATATTTATGATTTTAAAATTAACTACTGGCCATTCATTACCTATTTAACTGCCGGCATTGCTTTGATCGTAATATGCGCCACGCACCCAGTAGTTATGAAACTCTATAAAATTATCTTTTAATGATTGTACCTGCGGTAATACACTCGCATTTGATTCCTTTTTTATATGGCGAGCTGGGTAAAGAAGATAAAAAGGTAAACGGTGTCATTACCGTTACCGCACCTGTATCACCGCACAGCTCAGTAGGGCACATGCTACAACATTGCATTTCTTTTTCTAAGGCAGTAAATAGATCACACAAGGTGACATGTTATCTCAGCTTTTCAGAATTGTGCGATAACTTTAAAGACATGTATGGCTGCTTTCTAGATGATAATAACAATCACATTATGCTAGATGCCAGGGGTACATCTTTCCTTAATAATTTTCTAGAAGACATCATGCGCACCGCAATGATCTATTACATCATCGGCAGGATGGATAGAGAAGAGACTGACGATGTCATCAGGAAATCGATCTCTAGCTTTATGGAACGTTATGATTTATTTCTTTACGGTTTTTCTATAGAGGGATTTAGACAGGTGTATTATCGCAGTGTAAAGCGAGACGAGATTCTTAGACGCTTTAGAATAAGGCCTAAGTATCGCAAGTATGACGATGGCTTTCATGTTACATCAATCGGTGGTAATAGAGGTTAATTTTGTAAGTAATAAGCATTTATTTAATTACAAAACGATCACATGTTAGATACAAACAGCAATCTTATAGTAGGGGTTTTAGGTGGTGTAGCAGCTATAATAGGAGCTGCAAAATGGGTTGCCGACGCTTTTAAGGAACACCGCCTAGCCAAAGAAATCAAACTTATCGAAATCATTGAAGAGCTAGATATGGAAAAGGCACACAATAAACGCATTGACAAAGAGCTGCAAACGCTTAAAAACGATATGTCGCTTATGAAAATAAGAATGGCGGCAGTTTTACCCCTATTAAAAAAAATGAACGCTGGTGATCCAGAGACGATTGAACTATTAGAACTTCTTACCATTTCACCTAATGTTACCCCTGCATCATGAAAACAGCCATAGTCATAGGACATCACGAGAATAGTAAAGGGGCCTATTCTCCCTTTCTTAAATTAGCAGAGTGGGATTTTTACCAGCAGTCACTTGCCTACCTTACTTTATTAAGGTTAGACATGCCAGATATATATGTCCATGACCCTGCAATAAAGGGATATACCAGCCGTATAAAAGATACAGCTGCTAGAATAAACAAGTGCGCTTATGATCTAGTAATAGAGCTTCATTTTAATGCAGCTGCATCACCCAGGGCAAATGGTTGCGAGACATTGTACTATTTTAAAAGTGCAAAGGGTAAAGAATTTGCCCAACTATTTAGTAACACAGTAAATAAAAATACAGGGATAAGATTGCGCAATGCTGGTCTTAAAGCCCTAAGCAGTGATCGTGATCGCGGCTTTGCAAGTGTGTTTTATACAGTGGCACCTACCATTTTAATCGAGCCCTTTTTTGGCAGTAATGCTGCCGACTGTGACCGCATTGACGGACCTAAAAAAATGGCAAGAATTATACAAGAGTTTTTAATAAATCTAGTCTAATGGGCCTTATCACTACCATAAAAGAAAAGCTGCACCCCAGTAACAGCTTTATATGGATAGTTATTCTTATAGGTCTAGTACTTTTCTACCTGCGCGATAATTATACAAAAGAATTAGAAAAAACCCAGCTACTAGAACAAAAACGACAGGAATTAATTGATTTACGCTTTCGCGAAAGCGAGATACAGCAACAGCTATTGTGCGATCAAGAAGAAAGATTTTTAAAAATTATTAAAGAAATCAAGCAAGACATTAAATACGTGCCTTATGAAAAAACTATTTATCGCTATTATAATGCAGACACTGTGCTGCACATTCTTAACAGCGCAAGATACTAGCGCACGTATAGACCCTGAAACTGGCAACGTTATACTGCCCTTTCAAAAAGCCCAAGAACTGGCAAACATTGCGCTAGATAGAGATCGCTTACTCGTGCAAATAAAGCACCTAGAACAAAAGCTATCAAGAACTGAAAAAGCCATCGATAGCCTGCAAGCCATACACCAGCAAACCATTCAGCAACACAACGACTATTTAATAGCCGATAGACTGCGAGACCAGGCAATAGATCAAACAGCTAGCGACCAGATAGACGTGTGGAAAGGCCTATCAAAAGGCATAGGATTTAGTACCCAAATTAACTCACAGGTTTACTCCTTTACAAACACCACCCCTACAATTCCCTTGTCTATAGATGCCAGGCTATCGGTTACCGGCACCAGGTTTACATTTGCAGCCATACCATTTGCAGGCCTAGTAAACATACCAGGACAATCTACCTATGGCATATCAGGCTTAAAATTATCTGTAGGTTATAAGTGGTTTTAACACTTTAATAAGCAGATTCAAAAGTTATTCTAAAGTTTTGTGACCCTACTAATAAGGGTCAAACATCACTTTGGAAATAACTTTTATAATTTAAGCACATTAACCGATTAATATGTAGTATAACGAATATGTTTGTTTTAATTATCCGAAATGTCGGAATAGGTTGTATATTTGTGCATCTAATTAAAACAAACAAACATGAAAACATTAATTGAAACTTTAAGAAGCAAAAAAACTGGTTACGGGCACTTTAGTATTTCTATTGAAATGGAAGAAATAGAGTTTAAAACTACAACGACAAACACAATGGCAATTGATGCAGCGTTTGATGATTGTTATGATGATGAAGATAATGACGGAAGATATTACGAAAGCAGAGAGGAAGCGCAAGAGGCTTTAGTTAATGAGATTTTGAGAGCAAACGAAATCGAACTATAAAAATGTTACAATCACACGAACAAAGAAAAGCGGAAAGAAGCAGGTTATTTAATATAGCCTGCAATAACGCTATAAGTTACTGGAGTGATAAACAAAACAATGATCAAGTAATTTATTTTCAAAAACTAAAGTCATATAACACGAATTTAATTTAACTTTTTGTGGTAAATTAATCAAACAATTTAAAAAAACACATTTTAGAAAAAACTCAAAGCATCCTGCAAGAATATATGCTAAGGTGTTTTTCCCACCTGATTGCCCAGAAAAGTTTTGGATGTATTATTTAGTCATGGAAGTAAACGGAAAGCCTTATCAAATTACATCGATTACAAATGAGGCTTTTGATACTTTAACACGAGGAATTGAACCAAATGGCTATGCTTCTGTCGAGTTTTATACAATTGAAAAACACCAATTACTGTTGGAGGCTTAAGTTTACGCATAAACTCTTTTAAAAAACAATAACAACATGAGCAAAAACACAAATTACCTTGCAGCTGCAAAAGAATCACAAAAAATAACTATCAATTACTGGCAAAGTATTCTAGAAGATGATAATAAATCTATAGGATGGTTAGCCAAAAAAAGCGGTATATCAAGATCGGTACTATATGACTATTGGGCTGGCAAGGTAGACATGAGCCTTATTAATTACTACCGTATTTGTGGCGCTCTAGAATTAAGGCCATACCTGGTTCCAAAAGATAATGATGACAATACGATTATAAACATGGGGTTTAATTAAATAACCTCCATCACTATAAATAGATTAAAACTACAAGCCTGCTTTATAAGCGGGCTTTTTTTTGCTTTTTTTTCATGTTACAAGTAAAAGCGGTGCATGCCTTGATATTTGTAGTATGAAAAGAAATTCTCTTGCCTACGAGCTTATAAAAGGTGTATGGATGCTTGACACTACTTTCATTATGAATAGTGGTGAGCTGGTATCTTCTTTACTTAATAAGACTGGTAATATAGAAGCTGTAAAAAGCCAGGACGAAGTATTTCATCCAGATATGTCGGTAGACATCTATAACTTTGATGGTGATAAAATAGGCCAGGGCTTTAACATCGATATACCACAGGGCAGCACTGCAAAAATAAATATGCTAGGTCCTATCATCAAATATGGTGATTACTGCACCTGGGGAGCTGACGAACTAACTGCGCAGTTATCACGTGCAGATCGCAATCCCAATATTACCGAAATACATTTATACATTGACTCTCCTGGAGGGTCTGTAAACGCTATTGCTCCATTTATTCAATTTGGTTTAACAAGAACCACACCTATAAAGGTGATAGTAGATCAATGCTGCTCACTAGGTTACTGGGCTGCCATTGCTATGAAAGCCCCCATATATGTAGATAATGATATAAGTGCGGTAATAGGTAGTATAGGCGTGCAACTTTCTATTATGGATGCTATACCGCATTATGAATCCATGGGGTATAAAAGCCACAGGATAACACCACCAGAAAGCAGCGAGAAAAACAAGGTCTTTGAAGAAGTACTGGCGGGTAATTATGACCGTATTAATAAAGAAATGCTGTCGCCCATGGCGCAAAAGTTTCAAAATGCAGTGCGAGATGCACGTCCAGGGGTGCAAGAATATGCACTTACTGGCAGGACCTTTATGTATGAAGCTGCTCTAGAGCAAAAACTAGTAGATGGGATTTCTAGCACGTCCCAACTGTTAATGGATAAAAAACAAAGTGCTCAACTTACAGATGCTCGTCGTGAGATTGCGACATCAATTCTATAATTAACCCTTTAAAAAGAAAAAAAATGAAACTCTCAAGATTTATTAAAACGCTGTCGCTGGTAACGTTCCTGTGCGGCTTTTTCAGTTGGGGACAAAACTTGCCTGTTATGGAAGACGGTAGTTTTGATCTTACTGGAGAACAAAAAACAAGATTAATGGCATCAAATAGTAATGGTGATGCTATGACAAATGCAGAGATCGACGCCATGATTGGCAAGATCAATGGCGAGTTAAAAGAGCTGCGCGCACAAGATGCTGCCGCTAGCGAGTTTAAGTCTGTAAAAGATATGCTGGCACAAATGTCTAAAGACAACGGTGTATCTGAAGAAGAGATAGAACTCGTTGCCAAAGATGGCGAGCCTGGGTCTATTACAATGGCGCAACTTACCGCACTGCAAGGCAAGCTCTCGCAAAGAGATGCCAAAATAAAGCAATTAGAACTTCTAGATGTAGGAGATCCAGCGGCTATTGATGGAAAAATTTTAAATAAAGGAGATATGCACAGTCAATCGCACTTCCTAGCATCTGGTGCAGACTGGGATGCAAAACAGGGCCGCCCTTGGAATGCGGCAGCAATGGCAGGAAGCATTAACGCATCTACCGACTGGGGGGATAAGTTAAGTGTAGAACGCTTGCAAAAAGATACAGATCATTTTTATCGTATCAATCCAGACACTATTAAGTCACTTTTTAGAGACGACGAGACATTACCGTCTTTCTGGCAATGGATTTATAATGTAAGCGATAGAAGTGCCACATCTAGCATTGTTACTGGTGAAGTAACGCAGGCGAGAAAGCCAGGATGGTTACCTAAAAATAAACAAGCAATCAAGGCCGAAGAAGGACGTGTATTCCCTATTCAAATTGATCTAGAGTTTGAAGGTTACCAGCTGCAAAAAATGGAATCTTCATGGTTACAAGAATGGAACAAAGAGGGATCACAAGCCTATAAGAAATCATTTATTGAATTCTTACTAGTAGAGATCGTTAAAAACGCACGTCTAGAAGATCGCCAGGCGATGATCAACGGTGTGTATTCTCCTATCCCTGAAAATGTAAACATTACAGGAAAGTCTATTCACAAAATGGACGGTCTTTTAATACAGTTATGGAGAGCCTATTATATTGCTAAAAAATATAAAGTTGCCCCTATTGCAGCACCTACTAATCAAAACATTTTAGATCATGAAGTGGCATTAATTGAGAGCAATCTTAAAGAAGATGTAAAAAATGCTACAGGTCTTAAATTATACATGTCACCATCATGGGTGCGTGCAAGAATGTTGCGTAAGAGAGAGATCTATGGCGGTGATAATAACTATACTGGTGCCGAACTTATGGATATAGAAAACTATCCTAATATTCAAATCTGTGCTTTGCGTGATCTAGAGGGTACTAACTTTATGTTTATTACTCCGGGTGATAACATACGCCCTATGTGTAATGTAAAGAATGAAGATTCTATTTTTCAATTTGATAGTTTAAAAAGAAACTTCTTTGTTTATGCAGATTATAAAAAAGGTATCAAGTTTGACCATATAGGTAATGTGGTGAGCGATACAGATCCTGATAGCTTTAAAGTGCAAACGGTGTGGACCAATGGACAGCCTATCTTTAAAGATTCATTTGATGTAACTATGTATGACGACACTACAGGCATCGTGACTGCGCTATATTCAAATATGCGTGTAGATAGCAACTGGACTACCGACATTACACAATTAAAAGGGCAATTTGCTGGTCAAGTTATTAAATTAACAGGATCTGCAGGTGCAACTGGTAATGTAAAGAACAATGCAAATATTGTTCTTGCTGGTGGTACAGATTTTAACCTGGCTACCACAGGCACCCTTACTCTAGTAGTTAATAACGACCTTACAGTAAAAGAAGTAAAACGCACTGGTAATTTACCATCACAGCCTACTGCTGTAGAGTTTACTGACACTACAATAGACAGTCTAGCAGGTAACGAGTTTAAATTTATAGGCGGTGCTGCTGCAACACTTGCAAGCATAGAAAACCCTATAGAAGGTAGAGCAATCAAGATCTATGGTAAGACTGGTGTAGTATTTACTATAGAGAGCGTTGCAGGTAACATTGCAGTAAATTCAACAGCGGCACTAGATGCCGATGCAGAATTTGTAGAGCTTACTGTTATCGACGGAGTATTCACTGAAACTAATCGCAACGTAGCTTAATAGCTGCGTTCTAAAAAACTAAATGATGAGTGTAAGAAAATCAGCACCATTACCACAAGGGGCGTCGCCAGCGGCGCCCATAGGTAAAAAGCCCAACGTACACATTGTGTCGGTGGCAGATATATTAAGATATCCAGAGAGAGACTCTGGCAAGATTAACATTCTAGGTAACTATGTACTTAAGCCAGGTGCTAAGTCTAGCAGCTTTTACATGACCCCTTCAGAGCTTAAGTTAAGCTTTGCATCAGAGGGTGGTGAAAATGCCATAGGTATTTTACAAAAAATAGAAGGTTTGCACCCAGGTAACTATATCACATCACGTGAGTTTACTGCCGAGTGGTTTGGTACCCCTTGTATATTATTTTTAGGTCTGTGCGATGGTACAGGTAATCATGATGTATATGGTACAGAGTGTTCGCCATTGACATTTAAGCCTAGTCAAGAATTAAACAATGACAGTACAAACTTTACTTTCATGTTTGAGCAATTTGCAAGAACTAAATCCCTTCCAGGTCTTTATTCTGGCACACTTGCCCTAGCCTTGCCTAATGCCCCAGCTGCTTTTGATCTTGACCTACTAGCAGCAAACGAGACACAGCAATATAACTTGCCAGCGTCAGATACTGCGCTTACAACTATAAGTGTTGCTACAGAAGATCTAGACCAAGACACAACAGTGTCTATTGTAGGAGCAGGCGGGGCAAATCCTGCCGTACTTTCAGACGGTGCAAGCACCGCTGCAACTATTATTCTTAAAAACGGGACCGACTGGATTGCCTTAAACAATGCCGTCATTCATTTAAAGAAAATAGATAATGGCAGTGTAACCTTCTTATATGAGCTTTTCCGCTCTTAATTAAGAAAACTTTAACACAAGCCCAATAAAGACACTGTTTTTACTGGGCTTTTTCATATTACAACCTTAAAAGATACCTATATGTATCTTTGATTATACCCAAAAACTATGAAACTTGACTATAAAATACAGGTAATTGACCTTTTATGTAAAGATGATTTACCGCCACAAGTGCTATTTAACAACTGCCTTTCTTTAATGGCAGCGGTACCAGGTAATAATAATGGCTCGTTAAGGCATTATAACCGCACAGGCTACAGCAAGGAGCGACTAGAGAGCATTAAATATGATCTTAAAAAAGCTGCTGGTGTTACAGATGTAGACCTTGCCAAATACAAAGCTGCACAAGAGCAAATAAATGCTGCAGATGATGAGACAGATGCGCCACAAAGTGATGCTAAAGATCTTGCGCCAATTGAAAATCCATTTTTAAAAGTCGTTAAAGATGCGCCACAAGAGGTAAAAGCAGGCTATTCATTAAGAGCAGAATTTCCTTTCTTATATGAAGCCGATTGCCCAGACGAGTTTAAAATACTCGTTGCCGATAAGATCACAGCCTTTACTAACTTCATTGAGCAGCATAAAGAGCTTTCAACGCTAGTTTATGGCGATCCCGAAAATGCTGTACCTGCTGCAGATCTAGGTAATAAAGAATTGTATGCCCTGGGCAGTGAGATACTAGATAATTATACTGAAAATGAAGATATTTATCAAGAGCTCACTTACTATGCACAGCACAAAGAAGTGCTTGGCAAGCATCCTAAATTACAAGCGCTCGCATTGCAACAAGAGGTTGATGCGATGAATAAAGCGACACTAGAAAAAAATATTAAAAACTTTAATATTTACAACTCTAGAGACGAAAAAAAGATAGGCAAAGCCAAGACCGAAGAAAGCAGATTGAAGTTTGAAAATAAGATCAACGAGCGTAAAGAGCAGTTAGATCTTATGCAAGCTAGACTTGATGTTTTAAATAATGTACAAGACAACACTGCGGTAAATGGAGAGCAAGACCAAAAATAGATTATTTGATCTAGCCTCTAGAAGAGAGATAGCCTCTCGCAAATCAGTGAGCGAGCAACACCTAAGTAGGTACTTGCTCGCCCACTTTCAAAAACTAGAAAATGTAAAAAGAGATTTGAAACGCTTGCCCACACAGGGCGAGTTTTTCTTTTTACAAAGTGACAAAAGTTTTAACGGTTTTACATTTATTCCTTTTGTAGCGCAATTAGAGAGCATAAGCCACATGTATGCCAGCACTTATTCCTTATCGCGCAAGGTGATCGATGCTTTTATAGAATTGCACGACACAGGCTTTATAGATAGAATCACGCTACTTATAAGCGATAGCATGATTAAACGTGTTCCTGGCACGATAGACCATTTAAAAGCAATGGCCGCCACTAGGGCAAATATTCAGGTAAAATTTGCGTGGGTACATGCTAAAGTTACACTATTAGAAACAAAAGACAATAAATACATTATCGAGGGCAGCGGTAACTGGAGTGATAATGCAAGCTATGAACAATATTTATTTGCAAATGATGGTGGGTTGTTCCGCTTTCGCGAAAGCTTATTTAACAACATAGAAATAAGACATGAATTTGATTGATCAAGACATACAAACTATAGAAGAACTTGCCGGGTTGCAATACTCATGGCGAGAAATAGCCGTATATCTAGGTGTCAATAAAGTAAAATTTAAGGCCGTATGGTCAGATCCAGACAGCCAGTTGCGTGAGGCTTATGATAGAGGCAGATTAGTTTGCAATACCGATATACAAATTCAATTACAAAAAAACGCTATGGCAGGAAACATTACAGCCATACAGATGTATGAGAAAAATAGAGATGCGCGCAAAGCCGAAGATGAAAAAGAAAGAATCATCTATGGGAAGGAATAAACATCTTGCACAACTAGAAGACATCACGCTAGAAGATATCAATATCTTTATAGATAGCGGCGATCGTGATAATGCCCCAGCGCACATAGTCGAGTACCTCCAATTAATGGAGAAAACTAGAAATATGTTTCAAAAAGTCAATCGATTTGGCTCTAGAGACAACATCATCAATCACCTTGTTAAAGTAGATGGGCTTACTAGGCATCTGGCTAGTCAGGTATATGACGACATGCAAGAACATTTCTATTGCGAGCGCAAGATCTCTAGAGATGCCTGGCGTCATATCATTGCCGAAAAACAAGAAAAGTTGATCAATACCGGTATTATGCTAGCCAAAGATACCAAAGATCTTACCCAGTTAGTAAAGGCATTGAACGACATGGCCAAAACCTTAAGGTTAGACCAGCCAGATCCTATACAGCTAGATGAAGAAGCCGTGAAGCCATGGATCATTTATGATATAGATGCAGATCGTATGGGAATGCCGCATGTGTCTAGATCAAAATTAAAAGAACAAATTGCACAACTGCCAGACATTACCGATAAACAAAGACGCCATTTAATGGAGCAAGCCCTGGTCTTGCCCCTTAAACTATTTGTAGAAGATAAAGACAATGCCTTTAAAGATTAGCGATACCAACAGCGACCGCAGGTACACCACGTGGATAGAACTAGCCATAGATCTTATATCACCTAAAAATCTATTTCTTATAGGTGGTCGTGGTACAGGAAAAACGGCAAACATACTGGCAAAGCGCAGCATGAAAATATCTGAAGACATGCCAGGTAGTTACCAGGCGTTTGTTGCTGCCACCTATGAAGATGCGCATAGGAACATTATTCCCACACTAGTAGAAGGATGGAATCGCAATGGCTGGGTAGAAGGTCGCGACTATGTACTAGACCAGCGACCACCAGATCATTTTAAACTGCCATATAAAAAGCCGCTAACATTTAATCATACCATTTCTCTTAAAAATGGCGTGTATATGGCTATTGCATCACTAGATCAAGTAAGCTCGGTTGCTGGTAATTCCTTTCAGCACCTGTACGGTGATGAAACAAAATATCATAATCCAGAAAAATTAAAGAAGCTCACTCCTGCCATGCGTGGTTATGTAGAGTTTTGTAACAGCATTTATTACCGTGGCTGGTCCTTTACCACAGATATGCCCGATGTAATGGAAAAAGAGTATGACTGGATATTGCAAAGAGAAAAGGATTACAACGCGCACCAGGCAGAACTTGCGATGCGTGCCGCACTAGAGATCAATAAAGAAATCATACAGATTAAGAAGTGTATAGAGCGAGGACAGCTCACTGCTGCCGAAAAGCGCCGTACTGTTCTACAAGACTGGATGATACAACACTACATTGCCAGAAATGACTTAACATTCTTTTATGTTGTGTCATCTTATGCCAATGCCGATATTCTTACTGAAGGATATTTTGACGACGTTTACAAGGCACTAGGTCCTGAAGAATTTAGAAAAAGCGTACTGTCTTTAAAACCTGAATTGAACCGTGGAGAAGCCTTTTATCCTACTCTAGGAGAACATCATTTTTATGAAGATGGAACAAAGCAAGGTTTTTATGACAAGGTACCACTGGGTGACAAGATCGTCCCTACCTGGCGATCGCTTAAATATCTAGATCCTAATCTACCTATAGATTGCGGCGTTGATTTTGGAAATCAAATGAGCATGATAATAGGGCAGCAACGCGGTAATTATTACTATGTCTTAAAAGAATTTTTTACACTAGATCCTGACAACATAGACGATCTAGGTGAAACATTTATAAGTTACTTTAAAGGTTTTCCATCGTCACTACTGCGTGCCTTTTATGATAGATCAGGTAATCAAAATAAAGCTGTAAAGCGTGACTGGGCTACCTGGTTAAAAAACAGTATAGAAACAAATCGCAACGGTACAAAGAGCGGTTGGACGGTAGAATTAATGAGTTTAAATCAAGGTACGATAGGGCAAGACCAAGAGCATTTATTTATGAAAAGAATGTTAGGCGAGTACAATGAAAAGCTGCCAAAAATCAAAATAGATAGCTTTCAATGTCCTAATTTTAAAAGCAGTCTTCTCGCTGCAAAAACCGAAGTAAAAAAAGATAGAAACAATAGTGCTTACATCGGTAAAGACAAGAGCAGCGAGAAGCGATTAAAAGGTTTAAACTTAGTAAAGTATAGCACAAATTTTTCAGATGCTGGTAAATACCTTTTCTGCCGCCGTGAGTGGCAGCGCATTATGAACGCAAGACCGTTCTTAATGGCCGATCCTAAGGTGATCGGCTAAAATTTTACTGTCGCTCTAGCGATAGTAAAATTTTTAAAATACAGCCTGTTAAAGGCTGCATTTTAAAAACTATTTAAATTACCATTTTGAAGAAATTACCCCCATTACACGTATCTCTATACCGTTGATGGTCTTGTATCCTCCTGTCTCTGTGTCTTTGGCTTCCATAACTGACCATTTTACAACCTTTTTTTGCAAGTCCTGGTTAAAACCGCTAAATACTCCGATACATTCTCTATCATTTCCAGTTAGTCCTGTTCTATCGAGTGCCTGCATTGCCGTATGCCCAGCGGTAACAAATTCTTTGTCTTTGTGAACATTGGGATGTACAATTACAGCCATTACATTTTAGATTTAAAAGTGATTTGTAATAACGGTTGCCCCTTGCGGTAAAGTGTACTATTTTTGTTTTGTACTTGTTCCAGAAATAAGTATTGATTAATTAACCTCACACCATGCCGGGCGTGAGGTTTTTTAGTTAAAAATTAAATTGAATAATGCACAATTTCATCATGTGCGTTTTGAATCAGCCTGTTTAATTCTTGGTCCATCAAAGATTTTACCGCTGCAATCGAATAGGTATATGGTTTGTGCCTTTGATATGCATAAACTTTGAAATTAAGCACTATTGCTTTTTCTTTTATTTTTGTGAGCGTTGGCAAATGCCTGATAAGGCAACTAATTACAAAATAATTAAAATATTTTGATTATTTCTTTGGTAATTACAAAATAAGTTATATATTTGCAGTGTAATAATTAATCAATAACAATTTAAAACAAAAAATTATGAAAACTTTACACTACATCTTAAACACTAAAACAGATGAAAGCTTTGACACTATGGAAATGAAATTTTATCCTAACAATTGGGAACCTGAAATGGAAGAGGATAAAGATTATTTACAAAGCTTAATTGATGAAGACCCTGAAAAATTTGAAAACTGCATTATTGAAACAAGAACTTTTGAATAATGGCTTACTGGTTTTTAAATAAGCAAACAAAAGAGCCGAGAATATTCGGCTCTTTGCCTGTTATGTGTGAAGAAATTACTGAACTGGATAAAAAAAGTTTAGAGTATCATTTTAGCAGATTGAAAAAAGAAGAATTTGAAAACAATACTTACAGAATTGTTAAGCGTAATTTAGAGAGGGGTGGAAAAAAATAAAAGAAAAAAATTATGAAATCAAAAATTGAATTAGATGTAAATGAAAATGAAGTAAAAAACCTAACAAGGGTTTTGATAGACCTTTTAGATTATTACTCTACGCTTCCAGAAAGACAAGAAAAAATGAAAATGTTAGCAGATGCAACAGAAACTTCTTTAAAGCTCACTAGGTCATATTATAGCTAACGTTTTGGCTATGTGCCGTTGTGAGGTACGAGCAATGGACATATAGCCGTTGTTGAA